AAGAAACCAGCTATAAAGCAGTCTATTCCAGAGATGTTAATAATTACATAGCCATCAAAACCAACGGCGAAGCAAAATGCAAAGGGGTGTTCTACAACCCTTTTCTTGACGAAGATCCACGAAAGGCACTAGAGCATAACCCAAGCAATACGATATGTTCAGATGCGGTGGTAAATTATTTAACTAAGGGAATCCCGCTAAAAGATACTATTGAAGGGTGCAAAGATATAACCGCTTTTCTCACAGTACGTAGGGCTAAAGGCGGGGCGGTAAAGATCTGGGAAGACGGGCGAATCGAATATCTGGGAAAGGCGGTTCGCTGGTATTATTCTACCGAAGCGAAAGGCGCTATAATCGGCGCCGAAAGCGGCGACAGAGTTGCCAATACCGAAGATTCAAGGCCGGTGATGGAGCTTCCACAATGCTTCCCGGAAGATGTGGATATTGCCCGCTACATCCAGGAGTCTTCCGAAATGCTGACCGATTTAGGATTGTGAAGTTATATCTAGCTCCGCACTAGTGCCAGATACTCCAAATGCGGATATCGGAGTAGCGACCATTCTTATCGTTGTAAGATCGGCCTGATTGTAGAATGCCTCATCTATTCGTTTATCCAAACGATACACCTTAAAAGCGTTTGCCAAATTGGTTCGATCAGTAGCGGTAAGATCGTAAGGGGTATCATCAGAAGATTTGGTCCAGATAAACAAATGATGCTTAGAATTGTTTTCAGTTCCAGAAAAGTATTTACCTATAAAGCAACGCCCGGCTGTACTGGGAATAATGCTATTGCCAAGCGCGTTAAGGAATCCGATTGGCACATAGGTTAATGCGTTTTCTTCATCCACGCTAACTAGCCTAGTAAGACATCCAATAAGATTGCCATTCAATGCATCGCTAATAGTTGAAGTAGCCTTTTGCATGAATCCAACTATTAAGGTTCTGTCAGAAAGCAAAACCGAATCTCCCGGAGCGTGGCTATCAGAAGCATCCCCCACTATGGCCCAACCGCGTTCATCCAAACCGGCTTCCATAAAGCCCCAGTTAATTTTTGCGTCTGGATAATCTAGTATGACCGCCGTCAAAGTTATGTATTTCTTTATCGAAGTTAAACCGTATAGAGAGGTCCAATAATCAGACAATCCCGGGTTAAACCCTTCGGAGGTTGAAGTAATTGAAATGGGAGTAGTTGCCGTTGGGGAATCGTGGACCAATAGCATAAGATTAAAAGCATAGCTGTCTGTGCTTTTCAAAATCAAAGCGGGTTTATCATGACCTTCAATTGATGGATTAGGATCTTGGTTTAGGTATGGAAAAATAGATCCCCCCGTTAAAAGGGATTTCCACAATACCCCGGCGGCGATAAGATCGGCTTTTGTGAATGTGAGAAATCCTTTATCATCGGTAATTTTAGTTATAGTTACTGATGAGGCATCCGCCATAGCGGCTACCAATTGCAGAGTGGTTGGACCTGAAATAGCAGCATCTATCCTAATCTGGATTTGGGATGATGTTTTAGAAGTGATATTGTGCAAAAAGGTTTTAGTTCCGGTATTATCGGCGACCGCAGCGGCGATAGGGTATACGGATTCTCTATCTCCGGAAATGTTGGTAGATCCGTATATTTCCACAATGTCGGTAACTTCCGCTTCTAATTCGGGGCCAACTATAGAGAGCACTAACGCGGTACTGGTTTCCTTAGAAGAATTCACTATTCCTCTCCAAAAAGAAAGCGAACTGGTGGCATTTCCTTCTACTTTTATTTCCAAAATTCCAGTGCTGGTCGGAATATAGACTGACCCGGTGTAATTAGGAATAGAGATCCAATCCGGATTAGCCGGAGTATCGACGATAGATGGATCTAAATTGATGGAAGCGGTCAAAGCGAGGTATCGGTAATAGGTAGTGACTAGGGAAGAGGTGGGATAGTACGCACGCATGGAATTTGACGAGTCTGATTCTAACTTTATCCAGGGGATTTCAGAAAGAAGCACGTACGCGATTCGATCTTCTCCCGGGTCAGGAGCAGTTGCCATATCGTACGCGAATACGTTGGAATCGTAAGCAATGGCTTCTACCGATATTTTTCCATCGTTCAGTTGAGAAGAAGTAACTGTGAAAGTTTTTGAAAATTCCGACTCTGGACCAATCGCATAAATTATTGGCAACTCGGTCATACTAGAAAAATCGATAGGGCAAGAAGAAGGGATAACTATCACACTATTGGAACTGGAGTATAAAAATGTGCATTTTACAGGACCATAAACGTCGCCATTTGATTTCCGAAGAACTACCCAGAGAGATTCGTTTATATCAGAAGGAATAACGCTATCCGGGACTTCATCTGACAATGTTAGTTGTAGATCTTGCCCTATCCTAGTTGCTGAAATGATTACTCCAGATGATACCCAGGCCGGAAACGGCCATTGTACCATTATTACATCTCCGAGCAAAGGGATTAATCCATCTAGTCCACAAGTAAAAGTTACCGAATCTCGTTGAAGCACCAATTTTTGGTATTGATACGCTGCCAATCTCCAAGCGAGTTGCCGATCTGAAACCCCTGAAAGAGTAACTTCTTTTGTATTTACCGCTTGAGATCCGGGTGGGGTAAACTGAATGGTGGCCTGTAGCCCAGTATCCGGGTCTATGTAGGCAGCGGATACGCTATCGTATTCCAAATTGGTGGTAAAAGAACTAGATAGGCTTAAATCAGAAGCATTATCTGGAGTAAATAAGGTGACTGGAATTATATTAGGTTTATCTATAGCAACTCTAAAATCGGAACCTACCACAAACAGAGAACCTTTGAAAACCGAAGCAGCGGAATTACACGCTTCAAATACATTGGTTTTATTGGTAAATACCGCATCGAAGTTCTCTGAAATTTCAGAAGCTAGTTTTTCCCAGTAAGAAAGGTCTAAAGAATCCCAAGTAAGGTTCCCCCCTTGCGGAGAAGTGAGCATGTCCACAATAGCCCAAATCGGAGATCTTGTTTCTATTACAGCAGTGGACTTTATCCCGTTAGTGCTCTGAAACAAAAGCCTTTGGCTAATAATGTTTATTTTGGAAGCAGAATCAGTCCCAATGCTATTTGATCCGGTTAAAGTTACCTTCAATAAAGATACTTCGGTTTCTTTATTGGAAAATGCTTTTCCATATACCGCACTTAAAGAAACTGCATCCGATCCAGTAGTTCCCGCTTTATTAGTTCTTCGGACACTGACTTCATATCTTCCAGAAGGTACTGATAGAATCTCGGTAAACCGTTGCGGGGTTACCTGATTTGAAGTATAACTTACCGAAGAGATAACCCAATCTTCACGAGGATTGCCATATCGGTCTATTAGCCTATATCCGATTCTGATTACTACGGTAGCATTTATCGCATCCCCAGTAGCAGAGTCAACCCCATACAGCCCTCCACCAAAAGAAAAATTTATTTGGATGGTATCTATAGAACAATCGGCTGGTGCAATTACAGTCGAAATAGTTTCGTATTTAGTCGAATCAGAAGCGGCCAAATCGACGTCGGTTTTATCTCCTAGATAAACGATATCTTGAAAATCGCCTTCCGAAGCGCTGGGATTGTGTCGATAAGGAGGGAATACATGATAGGAACAACCTGGAATCGTAGAGATATCAGTATCTCCGACCATTACCTTTTTAATCGAAAGTTCCCCATAGCCCAGCGAAAGCCAGCAATGCAAAATCGACACATTGCTCACATATTCTACTGTGGGAAGAGCGAAGAACGATGGATACCATCGGTTTAGCCCATAGGATGCTTCAATAGGTTCGTTCAACTTCTTAGTATTAGATCGCCCTTGAAATGAAAATACATCGGATGCAGTAGGAAGTCCTCCAGTAACACTAGGGATATCCGACGCCTTCTTTGAGGTTAAAATAAAATAAGCACTTACTCCAATGGACAAGAGACTTATTGCCAAAGTAGCAATAAGCAGACCGGCCATTCCCGGAAAGACTCTGACTTCGATAGTTTTAGCCGAAGAATTCCAGTCTTTTCTTAGCAGCGGTATCCCATTTAGGGTGACTATAAAAGGGATGTCAATTAAATCTACTTCTCTTTTCAGCCATTCTACGGCCTCTTCTACGGTTTTTGCTTCTGGGAATCCGTAGATTCTAGAACTTTTGGCGATGGCGTCAGGATGAAAGATTACTTGCATTGTGGATACCAATAGGCAAAAGTTTGAAATCGTTGATGCAATACGCTTTCGGATTGTCCCACTACCCCTAGTCCGAGCAATGTGTGATAGTATACATCATTTGCATATATTGCCACATGAGTTACCGACCCCTTAATTGCTAGGGTGACAATTGAAAAAGGGGCCTTGTCTCTAGCCCTTTGAAAATCTATCGAAGCGGACTCCTTTATCCCCTCTTCAAAGAGCGTGGCAGGGCGATCATTAATCGAGTAAAGCCAATCAGGAAGAGCTATGCCCCCGGCTGAATAGGCCCAAGTGATAAGCCCCCAACAATCAAATGCAAGAGGCCCTCTTGCTCCGACTTTCCAAGGCTTTCCGATAGCTAAGGTCAAAGCTCTAGCTACGCAATCCCGGAAATACGGAGTAGCTATAAATGCCATGAGGAAACCTTTGGTTAACAATATCAGGTACTGTAGCTTGAAAACTTACCGAGCTAAGAGTGGCCGTTGCGGACGATAGCTCTAATTTAATAGGTCTTGGATTCTGTGGCGCTGAGTATGTTTCAATATAAGTTCTATAATACAAATAGGTAGGAGTGGTTTTTGCTTTGATTAGATTTATAGTTTTTATAGCCAGACCATCGATGTTGCTTATTGAAATAGTCATTGCTGAGTACCCGTCAGCCGACTGCTTTGGAAACTGTATTTTGAATGGGGCCGGTGTCCAAATCACAGAAGTGGTGCCATCTTCTAGCAAAGTGGTTCTTTTCTTTAACCCAGAACAATAGCACAACCTAGGATTGATGTCAATCATTATGGTTTCAAAAATTTCCAAGGCATCGTCACAAGAGGCGTAGGCTTCTTGCAGGGCATCAGTAAGTATCGGGTTACTCATTGGTTATCCACAATCTTGATTGTATTCCAGTTGCTTATCTTCCCCCCGCCATAAACGCACCAAGTATAGGTGTCATTTGGCAGATTTTCGCCCATATAAATTGTACCAGTAGTAGAAGAGGCGAAATTAAAATGCCAATCGCTTTGTGCGACTAAAACTCCATCCGAAGAGAAAGCCACTGAAACCGAATTTGAAGAAAAAATTCCACTAATAGGTTGGCTATGACCTTTCCATCCTGATACTTGAGATACGCTAGTGATTCGTTGAAGATCGACTATCAATCCTGATAATTTTATTTGGCCTAGACAATTAGTTACCGAAAATTCTATTTTCCCAGTTAGGTTAAGAGAGCAACCTTGAATATCAAAAATAGATGTGATAAATTTCTTTCTCCCGCAGTCAGTTACTTTCCACCACCAAGCGATGAACTGGGATAGCATATCCAAACTCATAGAAGCGGTTAGCGAAATTGTAGTTCCTATGCTGCGTTCTATCAGTTGTGCGAAATACGGATCGTCTATGGAAAGGATGGTATCGGTAGATACCTTAGACAGGTCTGAATTTGCAGCGATTGGGAAAGGGCAAACCGGCAACTCTCCGGATGATAAAACTATTTCGGGAAGTTTAGAAGTAGGAAGTTCTAATACCGCTTTGACCGGAAAGGTCAAAGTAGCACCCCTTTCCAAGGGAGCGATTTTATATTGCCCGGTTATATAGGCGTCTATTTTGGATAACCCAATCGGAAATACCGGATATTCAAAATAGCCAGTAGGTCTATCCATATACATTCGCAGCACCTTGGACAGTTCTTCGGCAGTATAGGTATATGCAAATGAAGAAGAAAATACTGGGTCTCCTATTGCAAGATTCCTACGGATACGCCCGGTGGTAGGAGAAAACGACTTGGATTCCAAAATCATTTGAAGCGATACCCCGTCATCCGGAAACCGGCTTTCGCCCGATTCTGATCCCGGATCGGGGTTAATCCAAGGGACAATGCTGTACTCAAAGATGGCTATTTCGCTAGACTGCCCGTCTTTTATTGCAATTGCCTTCAAGGTAAATGCTTTTAGTAGCAATATCGGGCCAGTGGAACTGCTTGCAGAAGGGGTGGATCCATCGGTGGTATAATAAAGTACTGCACCCTCAGTTACACTTTCCAAAGAGATGACTTGATATTTGTCATACATACCGGACGAAGGGGTAGCGGTCGGAGAAGCTATCGGGGGCGGGGCCGTATCTACAATACACCGAAGCGACATGCCGTTCGACTTGTCGAAGTCGCTGCGGAACATGAGGGGGTCGCCGTCGTCGACGGCCCGGCTCCAGGCGTTGAACGCAATATACTCGGAAGACGACCAGAAGAAGGCGACGTAGCTGAGGTTGCCGAACGTCCCGTCGCTGAAGCGGAGGCCCGCCGGCAGAGCAGAGAAACCATAGTCGTCCGTACCAGTATTCGTAAGCCAAAGGGAAGAATTTGCTTTTAGTTTCGTGCCGGCTACATCTTCTCCGATAGCCGTGGTTAAAGCGGTCCACTCAGCATCGGTAGGAATATGGCACCCGGGAGGGCAAGCGCTTGCAAGATCATCCCAAGGGTATAAACGCCCATAGATAGCTTCATTGATAGGATCATCGTTATAGGTGTGACTATTTGCAGAAGCGTAGGATAGATTCTTAGTGAACCACCACTTACCATCGAGCATTTGGACGCATGGATATATTTTACCATCGCGGGGATCAGTGAAGTCCATATTAGCCCCTTTTTACTCCATATGTGCGTCTAAAAGTGGTATCCAGGGCGGATCCTCCGGCGATTATACCAGCAGAAAGTTTTTTCTCAACCGCATCAATGATGACCTGAATAGAGCCATCTTGCCCTTGCGAAGTAGATACCGAAGCTCCTGCGTAATTATGAATGTTTACCACAGGGGCTTTGCTTCCTAGCAGATCCGCGGTATCTTTTACCGAAGTTACATGGGCTGGCCCTTGGATGATTTCGGGTTGGCCTGTCTCACCCGCGATACCATAACTACCGGCTGGAATATCGCCGCCATCCTTGAACACCCCGCTATACGCCAAGGAATTGATATTGGAAACGATTGCAGCACCGCTGGTCATAACTGCGGCAACATTGGCGAAGTTACCAGGCCAAGGGGTGTTCCAAGCCTTTGCAGCAGCGTCAGCAAGCTGCAAACTGGCATCGGCAATAGCAAATGCCTTGGATGTGGCAAACAGGGTTTTGTAAGCAGCACTCCCCTTACCTTGGACATTTCCTACCAAATCCGCTATTGAATTGGTAAGAGTCTCGGCAGCAGATGCAACGGTATGGGTGACCTCTTTCCAAAACTCGATCTGTGCATTTTTGCGTTTAGCTAAGATATTTGCTTCGTATTGTCTAGTTTGCTCTAAGATCTCTCGCTCTTTGGCGGCAGCTTCTTCTTGAGCATTCAAAGTTTCTTGACCGCCTTGATCGCCGCTTATTTCTCCGGTGGCGGTACGCTTATCTATACTTGCTTCGGTAGCGGTTAATTGCTTTTTATTTGTTCCAAGCTGGATAGTTTTCGATTGTTCTGCAACGCTCTGTTGCTCATCATAAGTCCTATTTATTTCAGTAGGACTCTTAAAGCTCTTCTGCGACCAATCTTCATCATTTAGTTTAGCTTTATTAACAATCCTTTCATTCGATTCCGTTATTTTGGTTTCAATCTCTGCAATTTTGGAATTAACCTTATCCAGTCTGTCTTGCAAAGACTTATCGGCGAGCTGGTCGGCCTTTACTTGCGCCTTTGCTTGTTTCAAATAGATAGCGTCGATCTTTTCGTTAGCAGAATCCCAGATCTGCACTTCCTTTTGGGCCTCTTGCTGTGCAGCTTCTTCCCGGAGCCTGTGGTTACCATGGGCATCTTCTAACTGTCTTGCGTATTTATCTTTTGCAAGACTGATTTCCTTTTCAGCGGTAGCCTGTATTTTAGCTACCTCATCCTGCTCTTCTACTGTGAGTCTATCGTTATTATCTTGAGTTCCTAGTTTCCGATAAGCGGTCAAGCTATCTTGGTATTGCTTTTCGGCTTTCAAAGAAGCGTTATTGGTTTCTAGTTCCTTGGCAAGCCTTTCTTGGTCGGCTTTGGCTTTTCTGGCAGCTTCTTTAGCGGCTTTGTCCGCTGCTTCTTTAGCCGCTAGCTCATCGGCAGCTTTCTTCCTAGCTGCTTCCCTGGCAGCGTCAGCAGCATTGTCCGCTGCTTCTTTGGCTTTGTTTTCTGGTGTATTTGATACTCGATAATCATAATTAGCCATAGCCGTTTTTAGCTTTTTGGCTTGGTCTGCATCGGTATATCCGCTGGTTTGCGTTCCGACAAGACCGGCGCTAGCGGTATATACTACCGAGGTCTTGGAAAGCTGGTCATTGGTTAAGTTTTTCTTGACCTTGTCCTCATAAGTATCTCTAGCAATTGCCTCTTTGTTTTTGGTCAACCGATGTTCAAGTCGCTCTAAACTTTCGGTTATCCCATTCAAGAACCCTTTAGTCCATTCTGTATCCACAAGTGCAGCTTTGAATCTGCTCCATGCAGTTTCAGTATTCTCTAAATCAGAGCGAAGTGTTTCCCCTGCTTTAGGTAGTAGCTCCATCTGCTTTTCCATGTCGGAGATGAACTGAGTTGCCCCGATATGCATTTTACGGATGGCTTCAACGCTAGAAGTGCCATAAGCATTTTCCATCAATTGAGCAAGTTGTGGCATGGAATCTTTCATCCAGCGCACATCCTGTTGCATTACCTTTCCGTTAGCGATCATTTGAACGGTCTGTTCTAGGACCCGATCAAATTGGGTCGATCCTCCACCACTCAAGGCCACTGTGTTTGAAAAATCTACGATCACCCTTTTAGCAGCAGTAGCACTTTCTCCAACTGCTCTTAGTTTAAGATATGCCTTTTCCGCCCCTTCCATTTCAATACCGGGAGCTTTAGCAATCACGTAAAGGTCTTCTATCGCTTTGGAAGCATTTTTGGCAGATCCTTCCATATTGATCAAACCGATGGATAGCTGTTCCCACTTGGCAGCTTGTTCTATGCAATCTGCGTAGGCATTGCCAATTGCACGTACTGTTTGGGCTACCTGTTGAAAAATATAGATCGACGCAGAAGCTTGAGTCAAACTGGCGGTTCTAGCAGCTGTAGCGGCTTTTTCAGCATCTATGACGGCTTGGGCGGCTTCTTTTTCGGCAGTTTCTTTTTCTTTTAATGTACTTTTCCACCAGCTTACATAATTGGAATTGGCCTCTTTTTTGGCAGCGGCTTCTTCCTGAGCAGCTTGTTTAGCAGCGGCGATCTGTTCTCGTGCGGCTTGCTTTGCTACAGCCGCTTCTTCCTGTGAGGCGGCTTTTGCGGAAGCCACATCCGCCTTGGCTTGGATAGCGGCCCAATCAGATTCTTCCTTCGTAGCGGCTTTCTTTTCAGCTAGTAACTGATTTGTAAGCGCTCTCTCTTGGGCCAATCGCTCTGCTCCGGCGCGGGATTCGATCCTTTGGATATCATCAAGTGTTTTTTGGCGAGTATCTTTGGCAGAAAGCCAAGCCTGTAGAACTTCGCTATTAGCTTCCAGAGCCGAAGACTTAAACGAAGAAAGGTCACTCTTAGTATCAGAGAGGCCTTGTGTTTTGAAATTTAGGATTAGGTCAGCCATTATAGCACTCCGTCCTCAAGCTCTGGTAGATATAATCAAGATGTCTTAGAACTTCTACTTCCCAAGGCGAAACGGATTCGTTCATAAGAATAACCCAATTTCTTATCTCGGTGAAAGTTAATGGTTCTGAACCGATTAAATCTCTACTCCATCGAAACAGATATTCTAGTTTGGGCGGGCACTTCGGCAGTTCTAAATCGGGAGGAATTTTTCCAGTAGTTTTTTGAACTTGCTGGTATTGTTTCCTCCTTGACAATTTTGATCCCTTGGGAGGGAAGTCTAACCAATACACCTTCTTGGCGAAGGTGTATAACTCGGTTAGACCGCAGCGTCCAAAAAACCTTTCCGATCGTAAACGAAACGATCCAGATCATCGGCCACATGTGGGCAATCATGTAGCCATGCCTTGAAGGTAGCGGTATCGAAAGGAACCGGGATTTTGGTGTCGCTGGATCCATCCGAAACAGGGGCATCTTGGACAAAAGACCAGCCGACCACCGTTTCTCCAAGAAAATCAAGACGAGCTTCGGCATCCTTAGCCGGATCTTCCTTGTCGGTTTCCACAAGCGCTCTGCGATACTTGGCGCGAGCGGTCATAACCGCGGGATGATAGTAGCCCAGAACCGAGAGGGTTTCGGTAGAGATGGTACCATCCGGAAGAGCCAAGGGCATCTTGTGCGGAGTTGAAAACTTCTCGGCAGAATTGAAATCAGAAAGGTTCATGTTAAACTCCGGTGGCGCGAGTGATAGACAATTGAGTGCCATCCGTAGGAGAAAGCACCGCTTGGAAATTCATGGTTGCCAGAACTGCACCAGCGCTCGACACATCGGGCTGACCAGACGTGTATTTCAGGTTGGGGAGCGAGAAGGTGTAGGAGGAAGAACCGTTTGAAAGCTGGAAAGAAAGCGAGGTTGACGATTCGGCCAAGAATTTCTCGAAGAGAGCGGTACTCTCGAAATAGGCCGAAATGGAACCGGACACATCGCTCACCCCCTGCTGAGGATGCAAAGTATCCTTGGAACCCAGAACGAACTTGCGATCCATTCCGTTATCCAATTTCATTTGCACTTCGGTGACAACCGCGATAGCAGAGCCACCTTCACTGATAGTTCCGGTGAAAGCGTCCATGACTGGAACCGAAGACGCAGCATCGAACGTTGCTCCTGTCGGTGCCGCGGTGGCAATGGCAAAACCTTTGCCGATTACATCCGCACTGTAGGTGGCAATTTTTCCAGCGCTTGCGGTGATGCTAAGAGTGCTGAACTCTCCACCGTTCAAAAGCATCCATGCCTTTTCGGTGTTTGCCATATCCTCGAAGTGGCGAAGGAAAGAAAAAGATCGACGGGTAGTTCCAACTTTCAGAACATTCTCGGTCCAGGTGCCACCCAAAGTGGCTTCGAGAAAGGTCTGGAGTTCCGGATCCATTGAAAGCTCACCGGTGATGGCCCCGCCCACCTTGTTTTGGCCCAAGCGAAAATCGGCGATCTGGCGATCCGACCGAAGTTCCGAAGACTTCAAAGAATCTTTGGTGATGCCAAGAGTGCAGGTGACGTACCTGCATTTCTTGAACTCTGGGGTGGTGGGAGTCACCGCATAAGCGGCTTCCGGGATGTGGAATAGGGAATGCCGACTACCATCTGCCATTATACTGCCCCTCGCGTTAGATATGCTTTCCAGTAAATCGAAATATCCGCACGGTACCAAGTATCGACAATGCGGCCTAAATTCGCATCACACTCAACAATATGCGTTTCTTGCTCTTCAAAGATAAGTCTTTTTCCAGCAATAAAGGACTTTCTAAATGTATCGACAGCTTTAACGCCAACAGAATTTCCAGTATCTAAAGGCAAGTGGATATTTACTAGGAATACTCCAGAAAGCAAATCCAGTCCCCCGCTTCCCAAAGTGAATACTTGAGCTTTTCCAGGTTTGAACCATAGTTGTGCCCATGCCGAATTTGAGGTCGGCCTAGCGGCGTTCTCTGAAATAATTTGAGAATCGACGAATCCAATTTCGACAGATCTCAAAGTCGAAACCGCTGCCTCTCCTAAAGCCTCTCGTATTTTCATCATACTTCACCCCGAGAGCTTGAGAATTTCATTACTAGCCCAGGCCAAGAAGGAAGATTTCTGCGCACCATACCTTCGGGAGCTTTCTTACTGTGGCCATCGAACTCAATAGATTCGGAATACGGGAGGGCATTCGAGAAAACGAAATCCTCTGTGCCATCATTTTGAGCAACAATATCAGAAAGCTCTTCTTTCGGCTCGGCCCCGGATGGATCTATTCTCGGGGTGCTATCCAGGTTCGCTACTCCATTGGAAGACCTCCAAGATCCACGAAGCGCACCGGTAAGGACTGGCGAGTCATCGATGATTTGGCCGCAAAGCGCCTTGATAGATGCCCGCTCTATGCCCATCATCATTGATATAGCAGCGTCGCCTTCGTTGGTCAAATCATTTTCCAGACTCATCGACGCACCCAAACATCAGTGTAAATAACCAGTCCGCCCGGATTGATCGGAGAACGTTTGAGAATCGCCCAAGTATAACCATCAAATTCCAATTTATCAGAATCGGCAATAGTAATCGTTCCGGGGATTAAAACTTCGCGATCCGAGGTCATAATGGAGGAGTTACCAACCATCCGAACATCGGACATTAGTTTGGCGCTTTGACTAGAAACCACTCCGGAAATTAATTCGGTAGTTTCAACTCCGCTCGGAGCACCTGTTGCGGGATTAATTGGTGGGCAATGATGTAGGATTATTCCTACTTTACGGCCAAATTCTTCGATAAGGTCGGTTGCAATCCCTTGGAGATCCGAGTAGAGATCATTACTCATGCTCGTACCGTTTTCAAAGGTCTAAATCCGCCATCTGCCAAAAGAGGATTTACCAAGCTATCCACAGCCGACATGCGGGTGGCCGCTGCTCGGTTTGCATCGGTGGCATAAGAAACCGAGATAGAACCTATTTTAGTACTTATGTATTTTCCGGGCCGAATTGTAGGTAGCAACTCCCCGTTTTGAACTTCGATAGCCACCATTGCCTGAGCGATCTTCAAAGCGGGCGGAATCGTATAAGAATAAACTCCATCAGTTACAGAGAAATATCCTTCTGCCTTTCTAGGCCAAGCTAGGCCCTGACTGCTAGTGGCTTTTGTTCCGATATAGTCTTTCAAATCCAGATAGTCTGTTGCTTTCACTAATAGTGGAATACACAAACTATCCTCGGTAGGGATGCTTATAGCCCGATCCGCTGCGAAGGCACGCAACTCCGCAACAGTGATATAGCTATTTGCACCGGCTATACCGGTACCGTCTTCAACAGTCAGGGCCATGATTACTCCTCAGTTGCGGCAATGCCCAAGGAAGGCGCTTCTTCGGATTTGGTCGTCCAGGGGAGCTTCGCGGCTTCGGCCTTTTGCTCGGGCGTAGAAGCCTCTTCACTGGCGGCTTCCTCTTCGCCTTCGCGCTTATAGCCGCTCGGGATCAAATCCTCGGAGACAGCCACCGCAAAGCGGTGAGGCTCGGAATTTCCTTCCGAGCGCGCGGAAGCATTCCGGAAGCATCGGGTGGAGTACTTTTTGGCCAGAGTAGCTTCGGCTTTGGTAGGCGAAGGTCCAGCAATGAAAACTAAAATTTGGTGACTACTCATCTTGTACTCCTGTTAAAGATTATCATCCCATCCTCTAACGCCTAACGAAACTAAAACTGACCCGGCAGTGCATCTACCTAACACATAGATCGAAGAAGCTACTATAGGAATTTCCAAATAGAACGCTACAGTTGCGTTATGCTCAACATCCCAAAATGTATTGTGCAACGCTCCGGTAGCAGAATACGCCCATTGCATGATAACAAAAGTAGCCGCAGAAGTGGTTGCATTGACTTGCAAATTTACTGATTTAGCGGTTGAAGGAATCTTGAGAGAATGCTGAGACAGAGCGGCGGTGATAGAGGTCATACCTTCTGAGGTAGCTGAGTTAAGCCATTCGGGGTCGGTTGCATCTCCAATAAAGGTACAAACTGATCCTTGCTGAATGGTAGATAAAAGTTGTATAGGAGAAGTGGATAAATTTGTGCATACCCAACCGATTCGTACCGCATAGGTATACCCGGTCGGTAAGGTCGGAGAATTGGCAGATAGAGACAGAAGTGCCGATAGCAAAGTTCCGTTTGAGATTAACCATAATGAATAAAAAGTCCCAGAAGTAGAAGTTCCAGTATCCAAACCGCCAGCACCGGAAGACAATAAATTTGCAGTTAATGAGCCGTTTCTAAAAAATAGCGCGTTCCCTACGGTATTTGTCAAAAGGGCTTGGTCAAAGGTAATCGAAATAGAGCCGCTTTTAGCGGCTTGGATTCGTTGACCCTTTACACCAGGTAAGCCAATGGGGACAACCGATGGCCCAGTTGCACCGGTATCGCCCTTATCGCCCTTATCGCCTTTTTGCAAAACAAAATCCAAAATGGCAGCGGTAGGAGTTCCGGAATTAGTTACCTGTGGCGATGATCCTTGAGAAACAGTTCCTATTGCAATGGTTGCGGCTGCACCTTTGTCGCCTTTGGGTCCACCTGCAACCGTAATCACTTGGGCGGCTTGCGGTTCTTCTATTACCACACTAGCAGGGGAGTCTTCGGATACTATCACTTGAGTGTCACTCATGAGTAACCCCAGGGGATACATAAAAGATTCCGTTCAAAAGACGATCATCGTCGATTTTTATATCGTATACCAATGATACAGTGTCCGACCATACCTCGCCGGAGGATATGAGTGCTCCAGTTTGATCGGAAGTAAGACTTATTGTAAATTCTCCGATAGTTTCGCTTTTAGTAACTAAAAAAGATACTAATACCGGAGATTGAGCAGTTTTTCGTATTTGCCCAGATATAACCGAAGCGGTCAAATCTTTAAGCGTTGCAGAATCTTTAGTCGATACGGTTATGGTTCGGAAAAATTCCGCCCATTGTTCGCATCGAAGATTCAGTATACCGGCGCTCATACTTCTCCCGAAATCGCATCTAATCCTACCAATTTGGACGCAACTGTTGGACTTACGGTTAAAGACAACTTGTGAGAAGCATTCCAATCCGAGTATGCCACAGTGGACACTAGAGCGGTCGACGAAGAATCAGTTACTATTCGTCGCAGCAAGTAGATCTTGTTTTCGGAAACGCTACCGTAAAATTCTAGGTATCTGGAAAGGCTTTGCCCTGTGACGGTTGCCGTAAAAAGGGTTACCTCTCCTAGAAGCAATGCCATGGTAAAGGTTGCATTTCCAGTAGGGCAAAATAAGTGGTAGTCAATAGCATACTTCGTAGGACGCGCCATAGGCTTAACAAGATTATCGCCGATTGTGGTCAGCAATGCGAAAAGATCAGTTGCGGTATTTGCTGGAAGATCGATGATAGAATAGTTTTTGATGGCAGAAGGCCAGGTAAGTCCCCACATTATCCAGCCACCGTTCCAACCGCATTTGCAGTTCCGGTAATAGTCCACCATCCGATAAAGGAATGAACTCCGATTTCCAATTCTTGATCCAACTTCGGAGAAGAATTGGAAATCGAAAAAGTTCTGGGATTTCCAATATCGCCATTTTCGGTGATAGCAGCGATATTGAATATCGCAGTCCAGGTTCCAGTGCCAGTAGCTTGAGCATTCACATAGACGATGCCCTTGTGATCTACATGGACCTTAAAGGCATTCGTCGGTTGAGATTGGGTAGCAGATGCTTTGACTAATAGACCCATTTTGGACCCCTATGAAAAATCCCCTCTTGCGCGGGCAAGAGGGGAACTCGTTACTTGAACTCGGCCAAGACACCACCAAGGTCGCGATAGGAAAGCGCGACCTTATCCCAGTTGGTGGCCGTGGCAAGGGCGGCATCCGTAGGAGATGGCCCGCCATTGGCCTTATCCCAACTGAACCCCTTGAGGCTCAAATTGTAGGTCCACTCGGCCTGATACGTACGAGCGATATTCTCGTTCCCATTGATCGTACTGGTGTTGCCCAGGAAATCCGGGTTCTGCTCCACTACGGCAGCACCGGCGGTAAGGCCAAGCGCGTGGTAGGTGGTCACAGCGGGAGTCCCGGCAGTGGTGTACAAGGAAGGATGGTCGGCGATAATGAACGGCCGACCGAAGCCGTCCTGCATGACCTTGACCGAACCGAAGGTGAACAACTTGGCATCGTTTGCCAAAGCCCCGTGGAACAGATCGAAATTCGGTTTGCTATGCATGAGCCAGCAAACGATTTCCGAAGCACGATCGCCGTACAACTGGGAGGCAGTCAGCAAACCGTCGAGACTGCAAGTGCCGGCGGTACCATCGTACTTATTGGTCGTCTGCGCACCGAGGGCAACCTTGAGACTCGACATGGCGACATTGACCATATCGTTCATGGTATCCTGAGCAAGTTGCCGACCAAAAACCGCAGCGGCTTCTTCGGGGGCCTTCTGAATCCAGGTGAACATGGAAGGGCTGATGTCGATGGGAAACGAGCCAGCGGCAACCTTGACCTTGGAGCGTTCCTTCATCGACAGGGCCTGATTTGCCAGAGTGCCGGTTCCAAAGACATTACGGCGCTTCACGGTACCGGCGGCAATGCGTGCCCAGAATGCTTCGGTCGAGAACGATCCTAGCATACTGCCAGAGGTCAGAACCAATCCTCCCTGGGTGGCTTCATTGAAAAGATTGACATTGTAGTCGAGCAGTTCCTGATAGGCAGTATAGGTCTGCTGTTCAAAGATCTTGAGATCGGCGAGGGCCATTTGTTACTCCTTGTTCTGGGCGCGTTGAGCAACCCAAGCTGCCAAAGCACCGGGGGTCGCTTTGTTGGGATTGAAATTGCTGGTTTCGCCGGTATCCAAGGCACCGCCCGGAATCTTCGCAGGAGGGCCACCGACCCCCGAACCGCGACTGCCGACGATAGCAGTCGCAAAAATCGGATCTTCTCGAAACTCCTTTTCCAAATCGGTCAAAGAGGAAGCCGACATCTTTCCGGTCTTGTCAAGAACTCGGACGATGGCGTTTTCTCCATCAAGTTCAACCTTGAGTCGTTTTTCGATATGGGGCTTGAGAAGCACCGACCCTTTTTCGCCGCCTAGCTTCAAAGCCAACTGCGCAGCAGTCTGACCGAAGGTGGCATTGGTAAGAGCCGATTGGAGCGATTTGAGGGCGGTCGTTTCGTGCTGGGAAGCGCTTTCCAGTTTCCCCTTGTAAGAGGCTTCCAACGCCGTGATATCTTCGCCCTTCTGCTTTGCAAGAGCTACCGCAGCATCTCGTTCGGCTTTGGCGGCGGCTCGTTCAGCTTTGGCATTCTCCAAAGCGTTCTTGAGCGGGGTGACATCATCATCCTTATCGACTTCGAGATCAAGAACGAAATGTTTGACTCCAGCCTCTTCGACCTCTTTGTACAAAGGGCGGAATTTTTCGTCCACCTCTTCGAGGGTTGCTACTTTGCGTTTCAAGCTCATGGTGCGTACTCCTTTATTGAATAAAATACTCAGTTCTTCGCAGGGGCGGCTCTTTTATCTACAGGATTCTGTTGCTCTGTAGTGGATGTGCTTACCTCCGAACCCCCAGGTTCTTTAGAGACCCCTTCCTTGATAGCCTTGTCCAAGGTTTCGGTAGCATATCCAGCACGACGAAGGGTGTCACGGAACTCCCCCGTGGTAAGACCCTTACCTTGCCACACTGTCATCAAGGCCAAAAGATCTTGGGAACTCATCCTAGCCATATCAAAATCAGTGCTTAATTCAAATTTAGCAACGTCGGTTTTTCCAGAGTAGAGGCTGCAAAATTCAAACGCAGCTTGGTAAGCTGCGGAAGTATTCCTAGCGGCAGCGGCCAAGGTAGATACCTCGGTAACTTTATCATTACTCACTTCGGTAGCAGTTTTAGTGACAGTGGCCTCTTGGACCAAACGTGCCCCCAAAGCAACCATCTGTAATTCCTTTTGATCCATCGCTTCCTTAGCCAGCATATTCGGAGATGCCTGTAAAAGGCCCGCCCTCCCCCCCGAAGGGAGCGGGATGCCCCCTCGGGAGCCTAGATAGATGCGGCCCTTAAAGATCGTATCCACCCAATTCTGATCTACACCAGACATCCAGGGGGTAGGTTGCCCGACCATATTGACACTTTCCTCATAATCGGCACTATTCCGAAAATGCGCGTAGTTCAAACGGCAAAGGTCATAGAGAGGCGGATCGTCAATATCCGAATCATTGTCATGAATACCAACAAAAGTAAATGGAATTTGCCGAAGGCGGTTTCCATCGGCATCCTGTGGATAAACCCAACCGCTTACATTCAATCCCTGATTGGACCGTCCATAGGTATAAAGGCGGGCCATGTATTCGCCATTAGCACCCAAACGAAGTTCCCGGTAGCGATAGCCCATGTAAGCCGAATAGCCGTCATCGCTTATCACGCATCGTTCGCGAAGCATAATGAAACTGTAAATGATCTTCGCTTTTACCACTATTGTGCGCCAGTTCAAGATATCAGCAGCGTGGTAGCTTGTGATAGTGGGGCGAATATAGCCATCTGCGATATCGGCTACAGTAGCATCTCCAACCGGGGGATAATCTATCCACAATCCTGCACGACCCGTAGAGAGGACATCGCGCAGAACTCGCTTTGCTTGCTGTTCCAAAGTGATCCCAGTACCCGAAGGATCTTTTTGGAGGTAATCCACAGTGGGCGGGAAATCCGAGACCGGTGGCTTGGAGAACACTTGCCCAACCATGCCATCAACAGTTCGAGCGGTCGCATTGTAAAGAACCGCTCGCATCACGTAATCCCGATACCGCTTTTCATTTTCAGATTCAGTAGGTTCCGTATTGGGTGGCGGAAGGTATTTCTTTCCACGGTAGCATCGCTCTTTTACCCGCCACTCGCCCTTTAGAATATCGTCAATCTCATCCCACTTGAATTTGATAGCTGCGTAATCGGGATGCACCACCATAGCAGCAGAACCAGTACGATCTTGCATTTAATCACCTATCCCCGGAAAATGACAGCCAAAATTTCCAACGTTACGGTAATTGGAGGATAGAACCTCATACCGACAATCATCGTACACGTGATCTTCGGATTCAGTATCGACATCGTCCATATCATCCTCATCCCTTGGGAGGGTCGGAAGTGTTTCTATCGCCGCTTTGCAATTCGACATGAAATAAATGCCAGGGCCTTCCCCAGTTTTCGCATTTTGGAGTCTTTGACGAATTAACTCTAAACCCATTTTTCGGGAACCCTTCGCTTTATCAGATGGATTCCAATATACACCTTGAGTTTCCATAACATCGGCTATAGTTTTTGTTTCTCCGTCTCTAACATCTCGAATTTGATTGTCAGCAGGTCCGGCCAAAATAGAAGAACTAACCCAGTGCATGCTTTGTAAATGGTTATCCCACTTACGAATCTGTTTAGCCAATTCTAAAGGACCCATTCGGATACCTTTATTAGTTCCAATTTTCTCAGTACCATACAACTCAAAAATGCGAATCAAAGAACCGGCAACAGGGGTCCATTTCTTCCCACCCGGAAGGGTTATTTCACATCCGTCAGTTTCAGCCCACCAGCCGATAGAGAATGGATGTGAAGAGCCCCAGTCCATAGATCGGTTAATCCTCCATGAAGAAGGGACCCGGAATCTCGGTAATAGATTCCAGTCTCCCCAAACATCATCTAGAGCACCCCCGGCAACAATATCCCAATCCCCATAGAGCCAAGCACGACGTTTATTCTTATCAGTGATCTTTTCCAAAGACGCGATGTATGCCGGGGAAAGGTATGGATTTTCTTTGTAGGAACCAAAGATATGCGCTCTGGTTTTCACAATATCTTCGCGTACTCCGGTTCTAGGATTATATACGTTTACAGTGGTTTTCATTATGACTCCGGGTGGTACCGGATCAATCCACTGGCGCTTTATCCAATTATGACCGCTTCCGAAAGGATTGGTAGTAGACAGAACTAGAAGGGGTATTTCATGCGGGCATTCTGGCGTAGGAAGAAAGGACGATCGATTGCAAGAAAGCATTGCATCGTACAGGTCAGGGGAAGGGAATTTGCTTAACTCATTCCATCCGATGAATGGAAATTCCTGACCATGGTAATCCCAGTAATCTTGCAACCTTCTAATCCTACGAAACAACAATTCCTCGCCAGTGGGCCAAACCCACTTGTAGTCGGCTTTTGCTCCGTAGAATTTAGCATGGTCCCCAAACTGTGGGAACCAGCGTTGAGATTTACTGACAAGGTCGTCGAGGTTTTTATAGCCACGATCAAAGATGACTCCTCGCCAAAATGGGCCAAATCCTTGCCCAACATGACGACGAAATTTCATCAGTTGGGTATCAGTCTTTCCAGGCCCCCGAGTACCTTCGTAAAGAATCTCGTCAGCGGGGCAATTCAAAGTTAGTTCTTGGCTACCTTTGCAAGGCTTCCAAATAACCTTAGGTTTAATTGATTTCGGTTTAGTCCCGAACATCTGCACGTAGCTTTGCTTGCTGCTCTACCGCTTGCTTTTCCCACTCGTCCACCGTGGTAGATGCTGGGACTTCCATTACGCCACCGATATTGACGTTAACCTCCGGGCCTTCCGGTTTCGCTATTCCCAAAATCTTAGCCACTTGAGTCAATGCAGCAACTCTAGCGGAGTGAGAAGCCCCGATATCGGTCAAATGGGCTTCTCTCCAAAAAGCGGCAACCACTTCATCTTGGTTAATATCAATCCGAGAAAGAAACTCGTGCTGACGTTCTTTGATAAGGCGCTGAACCGCGGGTTCAGCCATCAACCGGTTGGCAGCAGACCTTGCGCTGGCCCCAAGGAATCCACAACGCTTGGCAGCTTCGATAGGACGAAAGTCATACACATATTCTTGCGCAAATAATTCGCGCAAAGCCCTAGCGGAAGGGCTCATTCTTTCCAATTGTGCCCTTGATCCAAGGGTACGACAATCTACCCTTGGTGGTTCTACTGCCTCTTGCCCTTCTTCAATGGGGGGTTCTTGATGCGGGACCTCTTTCGCGCGATCCCTTTCAAACTCAATGGCGGCTTCCTGCACCTCTTTGGGTGCAGGAACTTGATTCATAACCGCTTGCCAAGGCAAAATAGTTTTAGGTTTGATGTCAGCCATAGCTAGAATATACAATGAATATCCGGAAATATGCAAATGATTTTGAAATACAATATAGAAGGTGCCCCCTAATTGATATTCGATTGGCTATTTTATGGAAATGATCTCCGATGAAAAATTCCAGCAGCTTTGCACTACTGTAGAAGAGACCTCCAAAGGGGTTGCAGAACTCAAAGCGATTCTTACCGTTTCCACTCCAGATCACGGATGTATTTTAGATACAATTCGTAGTCAAAGCGAACAAATCAAAAAGTTGGCAGATGATAAATGGGTAACCTTGGTGGCAAAAACTTCGATCTCCTGTTTAGTAAAATATGGGTGGGCGGTTATTTTTCTGTTCTTAGCTAAGGGATTCCTGGTATCAGTAACGGCAGAAGCACTCAAACTTGCATCAAAATGAGGACGAAATGAATCAAATTAGCACTGAGTTTCAGCACATCTTGGTGGGGCTGTTCCGGAGAGAAGGCGGATACTCCAATAAAAAGAATGACCATGGGGGAGAAACCAACCTGGGAGTTACCGATCGGTTGGATGGCAAGATTGACGGTAAGATTGATGTCGATGGCGATGGAACAGGCGATGTTGCGGTAAAGGATCTCACTCAAGAACAAGCCGCACAAGTTTATGCTCGTGACTTTTGGAATCCAATTCGCGGAGGGCAATTGCCGCCCCCGCTTGACATGCTCACCTTCGATGTTGCAGTCAATTCAGGGGTCAAAACAGCGATCAAAAATCTACAAAAGGCGCTTGGGGTTCTTGACGATGGTGATTTTGGAAATGATACCCTTACAGCAGTAAAGACTTGCAATCTTGCGATGACAGTAAAGAAATTCCTATCGATTCGTGCAAATCACTACCGAGATATCGTCATCAAAGATCCCTCCCAAAAGGTGTTTCTCACAGGATGGCTGAATCGAGTGGCCATCCTGCAAACCCAAGCCGAAAAGGAGCTTCCGAATGTTTAACGCAATTCGTACCATGCTTACCGCATCTGACAATAAGAGCCATGTGGCCATCAAGTGGGGGATTGCCGGCGGATCAGTGGCAATGATTGCACTGCAAGGTTATGCCATCTGCAAAGGACAATCCTTCTCCCCTGAATCCTTTGGCATCGGCCTTGGGGTTCTTTTGGGCGGCGGCGGTGCTGGAGTAGGACTTTCAGCCAAAGCAGAACCTACAAAGGCGGATTCAGTAGAAAACTAAATTCACCTTCCTTTCTGCGATCTTGAAAGTATATTAAAGATTCACCATTCGCAGAAAGGGCTGTTGTGAATAAATATCGTAAAGCAATTTTCGACATCGATGACGAGACTGCGTATAACAGTATGGAAATTGATGTCTACGAAGTGCTCGAAGCATTCCAGGTTCAATGCCCCGCAGTGCAGCACGCTATCAAAAAGCTACTCTTTCCAGGCGCTCGTGGTAGCAAATCTGCAAGTCAAGATCTTGAAGAAGCACGCGCTTCTATCGATCGTGCTATCCAACTCGAAACTCGCCGCAACTGGCTGAAAGTTCAAAATGAAAAGCAAAATCCCACTTCTGATCGCACTGGCGATAGTGCTAGTATCCCTAGGGCTACTAATGCACCAGAGATTTTCGACGGCAAACACGTCACCCGCCCAATTGCCCCAATCCCCGCAAATCCGAGTGCAGTACGTCGTGGACAGTCTGCGCGTAAGAAGTCTGGCCGATAGCCTTGGGAATCTCAAAGGCGATTCGTTACGTACTTTTTGGAAGCGGTATTGGCTGGCCCTCCCGTCTCCTGTGGCATACAAGGTGGTCAAGGATAGCTTCGGTCGAGTGGATACGGTGGAAAGTAGCGATACTATCGTCGATACTTCGTTCGACCAAGCAGCACGAAACAGTATCTTGGTCTACGAGCAATGCAAGATATGTCTTGACTCCAACCGGTCGGAAGTTAAAGTTCTTCAAAAAGTCTACCTTTCCTGCGAAGACTCCCTACACCTTCCGCCCAAAATTCCGTGGAAAACAATCGGAATATCCACCGGAGCCGGATTAATAACCGGATACATCTTAGGTAAGATTTTCTAATTCAAAAACGAAGCCCGATAGTAAATTATTTCTATCGGGCTTTTTCATGTCGAAAGGAAATCAATGAGAGTGATGTTAGCAACGCAAGCCGCCGATCTGGACTTCTCCGAAGGCCGGGAAAAGGGCTTAACTGCATATTGGGCCGAAATCGAAGCACTACTCCAACGGGTAGGCCCTATGTATCTATCCACAAAATTAGATGGAGTACGAGGTGCAACCTCTTCTGGCAAGGTGATGAGTCGCACTTGGAAACCCATTCGTAGTGACAAAATTCAAGAGGTCTTCGGATTTCATTTTCTTGACGGCCTAGATGGGGAATTCATCGCCAACGATGCCAACGATCCAAATGCCATGCAAGCAGCGACCAGCGCTACCTCAAAAAAAGACAGCGAGATCATTCCTACCTACCATATTTTCGACTATCACTTGGAACAGGATCTACCGTTCAGCGAACGGTACGGCAAACTCCAAGCCTTCGATAGCTATCTAAAGAATCTACCTTCTACACCCGAGTACAATCTGATACGGAGTCATGTAAAGGTTATTCCACAGGTACTCGTTTCAAATGCAATGGAGGTCAAGCGCTATGTTGAGCGATTTATTGAAGAAGGTTACGAAGGCGGCATGTTGCGTTCTCCTGCCAGTCCTTACAAAACTGGACGGTCTACATTACGAGAGGCATACCTTCTGAAAGTGAAGATCTGGGAAGACGCCGAAGCCGAAGTGCTCTACGCTTATGAGGCGATGCACAATACCAATGAAGCCGAATTTGACGAGCGCGGATACACCAAGCGAAGCAGTGCCAAAGCGGGAAAGGTCCCAGCGGGCTATCTTGGTGGATTTCACGTAAAGGATATCGCCACTGATGTCGAGTTTGATATTGGAATAGCTGTGAGAGGGGCTTGGAGCTTGGCCGATAGGAAGGCCCTTTGGAGCACCGCCCCCTTGCTCATCGGAAAGATCCTGACCTATCGTCACTTCCCTACCGGGGTGGTATCGAAGCCCCGCTTCCCCAAATTTGTAGCATGGCGCGATGATTCGGACCGAGGTGAAGCATGAAGGGTTTTCTAATTTTCATAGGAATCATCTTCGTGATTCTTGGCCCTCTTTTCCTCGGAGTTATTCCAATGCTCCTTGGTTTCATTCTCATTGCCATTGCTTGTTTAATCAATGAGCCACCAAAGCCACCAAGTCCACCATCGGGTACAGAGGGGTGAAGCATGAGTAGCATCTTTACTTGCGATTTAGAGCTAGGTCAGATAGTTTATCTTAAAACAGATCTAGAAGAGTTGCCAAGAATGATAACCGGCATTCAATTCTGTGCCGGAGGATCGGAGCAATATCAACTTAGTTGCGCCGGATGCTTCACTTGGCATTATAGTTGCGAAATTTCGGTCGAGAAATCTACAATGGAGGTAATAGCGTGAAAATCATCAAACCAAAAGTGACCCTAGAGTGGATCACACCTAGAGCAGCTTACCGCGCAGAGACAGCCGGACGCACTTGTTATCGCACCGAAGGCAAAGCGGCATCAAATGGATCTACCGCCAAGGCGTTCTTGAAGGCCCGACTTATCGGGGATAATCCTCATGAGTCAGTAATCGAACATGCAGTAGCATCTTTCCGGATCATCACCGACCGCGGCATCTCCCACGAACTTGTGCGTCATCGCCTAGCTTCCTTCTCACAGGAATCTACTCGTTATTGCAATTACAGCAATAATCGCTTCGGTGGGAGCCTTCAATTTCTTCGCCCGGCCAATCTCCCTCCGGAGCTAGGCCCGGCCTGGGAGCGGGCCGTGAAGGCTTCGGAAATCGCCTATCTGAGCCTTCTAGCGGGAGGGGCCAAGCCGCAAGATGCCCGATCGATCCTTCCAAACTGCTTGAAGACCGAACTGGTGATGACTTGCAATATGCGCGAGTGGCGGCACTTCCTCAAGCTCCGACTGGCCGAAGGCGCACATCCCGATATGCGAATCATCGCTCATAAGATTGCCACAATCCTTGTGGACGAAGCCCCCGAGTTCTTTCCCGAGCCGATCTACTGGTGCTTCGGAAAGCCGGTTGCCAAGGAAGCGGTAAAGAAATACCTTGCTAACTACGGCAAGCTGGAAGAACTATGAAAAGCAGTATCGGCCATCATTGGGTCGATAATGAAACCTTTTCCTCATACGAGGAAGCGGATCGTCTGGTACAACTCGATCCGACCCATTGGAAGGTTACCTATTCCTTCAAGAAGCACGCGTATGTATTAAAAGAAAGGAATCCTAGTGCCAACTGAATTTCCACAGGCAAAGCCTAGATCGGTCCATTATGGCGGACAGGTTCATCGGGAGGTGAAAGATACTGCTTTGCGCAGTATCAAAAGTCCATGTGCACTCAAAGGCGGCGAATGCTCCTTGAAAGATCCGTGCGGAGAAGGCAAACTGGTTGAAGAGCTTCGCTGCAAGACTGGCCACCATTGGGAGCATCTTTTCGATGTGAGATAACAGCATAGCTGCAACGAAAGCCCGAGCAATCGGGCTTTCTTTTTGGCTTGTCAAAGTATTAAAAGCTATGATGTTAACTAGAGCAGATGTGAGGGCTTGCTAGTATTAAAAGGATCTGAAACTGTGGATGGAGCTGGAATAGGCCAAAACCATATTAATCGATCTATTAAGGGGGTGTACCCTTCCTATCTATTTTATAGGAATACAATAAAGATTAAATAATCAATTAATAAATTAAATAAAAGATTAAACAATCAATCATTATAATATAATAAACAATCTATTGATCTATTAATATACTATATCAATCTATCTATTATATGAATGCAATAATAGATCATGCAATATGATATAGAATAAGATCTAATAATCAATCAAATAAAATAATAAAAGATCAAGTAGTATTATATTATCTCAAAATAAATGCTATCTAAAAGATAGCATTTATTCGATTAATTATGGATTAACCAACGACATCATATTCAGCAAAGATATGATTCTCTTTGCTGAATTTCTGAATGATTTCAAAATTGCAAATTGCATAAAAAGAATCAAGATCAATAATGAAATATGCTTGATTGATCTTATCATTGCTATTGCAATGAGCAGATAGAATCTTGCTTATTTCCCAAAAATTAATAAGATTGCAAGAATCTTCTCCCGAATCCTCAAATTTAGGAAAGAAGCATAATGCATCATTTTGCCAGCATTCTGCCCATTCGGCAGTATCATCGAAATCATTATTGAATCTGATGAATTTGAGGAATCCCTCAAAGGCACCAATATATCCATCTGCCAATTTCTGCATTCTGGATTCGAGGTCTAGCATTTCTTCTTCCTTTTCTTAGCCGGCTGAATTGCCTTGGCTTATATATAATATAATGCAAAAATTGAAATTTCCTACAGAAATACAAAAGATTTTTCGCTCTCTTATTTGCAGCGATCCATTCAAGAAAATAATAAAAGAGGAAAAAATCTTTTGTTTTTCCCTTGGATTTTGAAACTTTGGCCTTATATTATATATAAAGGAAGCGGGCATTCAGCCTGGCCCTCAAAAAAGAAAGCTATTCAATGAATCCTATTTTCGCATATCCTGTCTTGACTATTTCGACCTTCGTCGCTGCAATCTCTCTCTATAAATGGGCGGTGCGCTAATGGATTCGCTGCTCTTGATCGCCGCCCTCGCTCTCCCTGCTCCCTCCATCCATTCGGCAAGCGCAAATCAAAGCGCCTTGCCAGGGCGAAAGCATCGAAACCCGGGAAGCGATTTCTGCAAATGCCCCCGAGGATTCCGGCGCGAAAATCGCCTACCTCGATGAGCAATAATCGGCGGCAAGCATTCCTATTCCCCTGCAATGGA